TCCACGTGTTGCCGATTGATAGACAGTCAAAAGACATGATAAAACCCTTTTTGGGTCCTGACCATACTCGTTCCATCGAGAAAATTCACGGTTCTAGCAGAACTCACAAACGAAGTGTGAGTGAGACAAAGAAAAAATACATTGCTTCTCAGCAAAACTGGAAATGCAAACAATGCAAACAACAGTTGACTGCATGGTTTGAAGTAGACCATGTAAGACGATTAGACCAAGGTGGAACAAATGATGTAAACAATTTAGTGGCTTTGTGTAGAAATTGTCACGGAGAAAAAACATCCATGGAAAATATATAACTAGTATAACGATGAGTTCTGCATTAGGGTCTAACTATCTAATCCTATTTTTTGTATTTTTTTCTTTATTGTGTGGTTCCTTTTATATTTTCTATGCAAATCCTTACCATATTTTAAATATTGCTAGAGTTCCTATGATGATACTCACCATAGCTGTGGTATTAGGTTTCCTTATCTTTATTGAATACTACATGGCGCATATCATGTTCAAAGGCGATACATCTCGTGAATTATGGACTAATTTTTTAAACTATTGCAAAAAATATGCGATTTACTTATTTTATATACTATCTATTGCTTTGATAACCTATTTTATCTTTAAGATGGTAGAAAAGGGCTTTTACTTTTCCTTCACCTATTCTTTTTGGACCACCATGGGATTATTGATAATTGTATTAGCCCTTATCAATTCCTTTACAAAAAAAGTGGAATTTAACAACACAAGTGTTGAACTCTTCCGAAATTTTATCATGTATATTCCCTGTTTGATTACAGATTTGATTGACTTTGTAAAAAAGGATTATGAAAATACCCCCTCCACTGTATTTATTGTATTTTTAGTATTGATTGTCTACATCTGCGTTTTTTATTTTATTCCTTTCTATCGTAAAAAACAGTATAAGAATGATGGAATTTTATTAGTTGAAAAGGCCGCTCCATTAAAGACCGATATTCTATCTATTAGCTCTGAATCACTCAATGAAAAAATACATAATCATAGACCCTTTTATGATAGATGGTTTCAAACGATGATTGCACAACAAACGCAGAAAACTCGTTCAGACGTAGACATACGTGGTCCTTCCAAGAAAGATATCTCACTAAACGTAGTGGTTCCTCCAGATACCATTACACTTCCGTATTATATTCGTAGAATGGAAAATTTTACATCTATTCAGAATGAAGATTCTAATGCGGTTCAAAATATAATTCCTTATCATCTACTCAAAAACCGTATCAAAGAATATTATTCTTTAGATGATGCCTATTCCCCCGAGGAATACAAAGAACGTATGAGACAGTTCATCAGTGAACATCCGCAAATACTTACGGTGCTTGAAAAGGCACAATACTTGTATTCAGGTGCGTTTGCTTCGTGGGACACCGTCAAAAGTATTCCTTATTTTATGTTTGGAAACAAAAGCAAGGTACCGACCTATAGCTATCATTATGCGATTACTTGCTGGGTCTATCTTCAACAAATAGACTCCACAAAGATGCAACATATTTATTCGTTTGGGACAAGACCCTCCCTCTATTATGACCCTTTAGATTCAACCTTGTTCATTGCTTTAGATTATGGAACACCTAGGCAAAAGATTATTTACAAAACATCTGCGGTCTTATATCAGCGTTGGAACTTTATTGTTATGAATTATAGATATGGAACATTGGACGTGTTTATTAATAATAATTTAGTAGGAACTTACCCAGATGTTTTAACCTATTTAGACCCACATGATATTTTACTAGTAGGCTCTAAAAACAATGAGAATATAGGCGGTATCTGTAACATGAAATACTACGAACTACCCTTGAACGTTCGTAAAATAAATGATATTTATAAAACTTTCCATAATAAAAAAATCCCGGTATAGTATAATGAATTTGTTATCATTTACAGCCTTTATAATTCTACTTATTCTGTTCGTAGGATTTTATTTAGTATTAGCAGATGAAGTATCTGGTACGATTAAAATGATACTCATCGTATTTTTGTTTTTCTTAGGACTTTACTTTTTGATGAACTTATCTATATTTAAAAAATATTATGAAATTAAAGATACCCCCATAGATGCATCTTCTTCGTTTGTGTATCCGGCTGATAAATTTTCTTCCGTAGACCAAACCTATACTCTTTCTACATGGATTTATGTAGATGATTGGAATACCAATTTTGGATTATACAAAAACATTATTGATTTCAAAAGGAATGGAGCAAACTCTACCAAAATTATGTTAGACCAATATGAAAACAATTTGATTATCCAATACGATGTTTATTTAAGCCCCTCCGAGACAAATACGTCTATTCAAACCATTAAGATACCAAACATCAATATACAGAAATGGGTATGTATTACGGTTTGTTTTAATACCAACAATACGGACACTTACATTAATGGAAAACTGATAGATACAGATGTACACAAGTTCCCTATTTTCAACCCTACGAATTCAAAAACGAATACAGGTGCATTGACTCTAGCATCTAGTCCTGGATTTAGTGGTAAAATAGGGCTTACTCGTTACTATGGTAGAATAATCTCGCCACAGGAAGCATGGAATGCCTACAAACAAGGTCCTACTACCAATTTACTGGGTAGTATGTTGAATCGTTACAATGCTTCCTTCCAATTTTACCAAGACAATAAAGTCGTTCAAGAAATATATCTCATGTAATATATAATGGCAAATGCTTCAACCAAAAGCTCTAGAAATATTACACGAGAAATGAAAAATACACTCAATCAAAAAGTGACAAATGTAGCACAGAAAAGTAAAAATGTTGCTACTGCAATCAAGGAAAAGGCTCAGAATGTAACCGGAAAGATAAGTACTGCAGTAAAAGGGGTAAATCTACCCACTCCTGTGCTCAGTCAATTTAACAATCTAACCTCATCCGCGAGTCAGTTTGCAGAATCCAACAGTGCTATTAGTAAATTTGTATTCATTATTGTAGTGTTAATGTTATTTCTTTTCTTTTTTAATCTAGGATGTATTGCGATTCAACAAATGTTAGGCGCAAAGAAAAATCCGATTTTACTGGATGGTATGGTTTCAGCCAATAAAACAACCAAAATATCAGTCAATCCAAACAATAAAAATTCGGTACCTATCTATCGTTCTATTAACGAAGACCAAGGCATAGAGTTTACATGGAATATTTGGTTTTACATTGATAGTTTAAATACAAATTTACCAGCCTATAGTCGTATTTTTTCCAAAGGGTCCGACAACAAGGGCTTGCAATTAAAACGACCCTCGGGTTGTGACGAAAAAGACAAAAGTTGTTACAATATCTTCAATAGTTCACCTGGTTTATTTATTACACAAAAAAAACAAAACGACTCTGTATTTCCTAATGCGGTTCCACCGACCATCCTGAACAATCGGGTCAACCTTATATTGTTACTCAACACTTACCAAACCTCCAAAAATAACGCAGAATTTGCAGAATCTATTACGATTGAAAATGTACCTGTGCAAAAATGGGTTTGTGCAACGATTCGGGTTCAACAAACCACGGTGGATGTTTACATCAACGGCGTTATGACACAAAGAAAAATATTGAATAATCTTCCGAGACAAAACTACTACGATGTGGTTGTGGGCGATGAACAAAATGGATTCATGGGAAATATTTCTAGTTTGAGATATTTCAACAAGGCCCTTGGTTATGATGAAATTCAGGGTATCTATGGAAAAGGTCCAAACCTCAAGAGTATCTCTAACGCAGGTCTATCCTACAACATGGAAGATTACATCTCCATGAACTGGTATTACAAATGAACTATTTGAAGAAGGCAGTGATGGGTTGATTTCCAGCCTTGATATTCTTATCCGTCCTCAGGTATTTTTCAAACAAGATTTTCTCTACTTCTTTTAATTTCATCTGTTGCATTTTTTTTTCATATTTCTCTGGTTCTAATGTGATTTGTAGGGTTTCCAATTCCATGAGAAATCCAGGTTTCCTGCGACGAAATTCTTTCATGTCGTACAAGATAAGTGAATAGATTTGTAAGACGGGTTTCATAATCTGATTAGAGATATAGAACCCATAATCAATTTTCAATTTATGGTCTTTGATATAATCAGGTATCTCTATTTTTTCACCTTGTAACTTGGACAAGGCATTCAAAATATAGATATATGGAATACGGTCACCTGGAGCAGGCTTGTTCCCAGGGTCACGAATTCCAATTCTTTCCGCCAACACATTGTGTGCTATTTGTTTCGGATTCTTGTAAAAGGACCGTAAGGATTTGCTAATGATGAGTTTCTCAATCGGTACTTTTTTCTCTGATAGTTGAGTCAACTGCTTGTGTAGAAACTCAATAGATTTATCAATGTTCTTGTCTTTCATCAAGATATCAATAATACCTCCATAGACATCTTTTACAATGGGTGCATTGTCGCGTCGTTTCAATACAATACCCATGGATTTACATTTACATTTGTTCGCATCAAACTCGTAAAGCATACCCACGTATCTTTTCTTAGACAATAGACAAAAGGGTAAGAAGGTTTTCTCGTATTCCAAGTCATGCGGCTTTTTGAGAAACATGGTGGCTAGTTGACCCGCTTCCTGGGCCAAGTCTATGGTCACTTCCAATGCTTTCTGGGGGTCAAGCTTTTTTCCGTCTTGTGTCAAATGAAAGGTAAAGAAGACCGAATCTGTATCCCCATACACATATTCGGCGTTGGTATGCATAGGGCCATATTTGGTTTCCACCATGGCGTCTTTGTACACCGTTTCAATCACATCCTTTCCGTATATCAAGAGTTTTCTTCCAACCGCGGTAGTAGATGCAGCAACATCCATTTCGTAAAAGGTACTCGTTTTCGCACCGCATTGTCCATATAGACTATTGGCTGTAATCTTAATACTCAGCTGTCGCTTGTCCAAAATATTTTTCTGAAAAGGGTCCGTTTCTTTTTCCATTTGTTTTTTGGTGGCCTTTCGGGCGGCCAACAATTCTTGTAAAATGGAGGGTAAAATAGCTTTTTTATTATCCGGATATTGAGCAAATCTACAAATTTTATAGCCGGTTAATATCTTGTCATGCTTACGATAAGCAAAGGTATCGTACTTTACATCCACATAGGTATACTCTTTTAGATTGTCATAGATATACTCTCCCGCCGCGTTTCGTACGCCCGTGGATTTGATAAGTTCCCCAGCCAGGTTGTATTCTTTGGTCCAGACTTTGCTGTCATGTGAAAGGTTTTCGCTAATAATAGACGATGGATACAGCGAACCATAATCTACACAAGCGACTGGGTCTTCCAAATAAAGATTACACTTGGGTTCCAAGACTATCGCTCCTTCGTAAATATCGTAAGGACTACCTTTGGAAATGAGAGGCATGAGAATGTTGTTCTCACGACACTTTTTTGCAATGTAACTGGTGCCTTTGATACCTTGACCTCGCATCACTAGAAAATTGATGGGTACACTGCACAATTTACTCATCTCTATGAAGGTAGTCAGGACATCAATCTTTTGGAAGATATGATGCACTAGATTACAATCCTGAACACAGTATTTCGCAATGATACCACGGTCGTCTGCCGTTCCTTTCGTGAGTTCAAAGATTTCTTTAGGCGATACGTCATCTTTCGCCATACCCCAGGACATTTTTTCTTCGCAATGAATCTGGCCTTGTATTACAAAGCCATCTTTTTCCATGTGAATAATTTTGTACTTTTTACCGTCTTCGTACAAATCTCCAGAATGATTGTTGATTTCAAAATGGATATAGGACCCCACGTCAATGCCTTTCAGGTTTTGACTCCAGATACGACAGGTATCCCCATGATTCTCATAACGTTTCAAACTATCGCTAAGTAAATACCCTGCTACAAAATCAAGTTTGTAAGACGACAAATTAAATTCTTTCCGGATATGGGTATACAAGTCCACTTGTAAACGACCATCCATCAGAATACGACTAAGGTCATACGGTCCTGATGCAAGTACAATCTTGGAAACTTCTAAATCACGAGAAAAGGTGTCGTTTCTACCCAAGTCCATAAACTCATCCAAACATTCTAATTCGCTCGCTCGTTCATGCATAAATTTATAATCAAATCCGAAAATATTGTACCCAATAATAATGTCAGGGTCTTCACGACGTATCAGGTCAGACCATGACACGAGAGCTTCTTTCTCTGTTGGATAACATTCCAAGACATGGGAAGGCGAAATAGTAGTCGTATCGTTTACACAGATACAATGCTCTAAATAAGGAGTTTCCTCACCATAGTTGACAAAGGTGGAACCGATAAAGGTGACCTGGTCCCCTTCCAAGGGTGGGAAATACCGGCCTAACAAATCCATGAAATAAACGATTTTCACGGAAAGTTCGGTATCAGATGAAAGAAAGGTTATCAAGTCACATTCTTCTTTCAAGGTGTGCTTCTTGATTTCATCTTCCTCTTCCTGTTCCGGTTCTTCGTCTCGTTTAAAGTATTTTTGAATCTTTTCGTCTAACGATGGTTTTTCTTGTATCTTCGTCTCAAGCATCTCTTTCAAATTAGCCAAAATCATTTTTTCGGTAACTACTTGTTTTGGATAGCATTTGTCCAAGGTGAGTGAGTTCTTTACCGAAAAGACATTCAACAGCATTTCTTTCAGGAGAAATGTATAGTCTTCTTTGTGAGACTTGTCCAATTGATATACAATATCGTATGCGACCTTTTTATAATCTTTGATGGCTTCTGGAAAATCACCATGACTACTACTTGCTTCAATATCAAAACTGCATATTTTATAAGGTACGGAAGCATCCTTTTCCAAAGAGATAATATCTTTATAGGAACATACAATATCTTTTTGACAACGTGTTTTACCCTTTCTTTGTTGACACTTCCTTATTTGTATCCATCCAGATGGACTGAGTTCTTGTATGTGAAAGAAACGCAACAAAGGTGGAATCATGCATTCATAGATAGAGGTTTGTGTACCTTCGAATGAATAAGGAGACACTTTTTCGCTTTCTGAACTGTAATACATTTTTTTCAATGCATAGATAAATTTCATGTTTTGACAAGAAATATATATAAATTTATGAAGTTTACCCCCGTCAAAACCATATAGGGTCTTTTGTTCTACAAGCTCGTAGTGATAGACCATTTTATATGACTGTTTCGTGAGTTCGGATTCTTTGAGATGTTCCATGAAACGGTCTCCTTTCGTCTTGTTCCAGTCATCTCCTACGCGTATATACACAAATGGATGAAAATCGTGAACCGTAATAGAATACGTGGTTCGTTTTTCATCAATTCCAAACATCTGTATCACAAACTGCTCTTTGTCCGAGACTACAAAATCAATCAATTTGCACTCCATTTTTTAGGATTCTCTTATCTTTCTTTGTTCTATCAATTTTTATTTTATTTTATTTGCTTTTTTGCGATGGATTTTTACCTTCGTACTCTCTTTCTTTTCATGGTCTTACGGAGGGGTCGTTTGCTCTTCGTTTTTTTTCGGTTGTTCTTTACATTCAAGCTGTTCGAAAAATGTGTCATATTCTCTGATTTTCGTTCACCTGTAAATTCTTTAATGATATGTCCGTGCCTCATTAGAAAAAGAGATGGAAACCCGCGAGCACGTACAGCTTCTGTTTGATTCATGGCTTTGTTTTCCGCCATCTCTGACGCATCTACTTCCACTACATTTGTATCAGGTGAAAGTTTACGTTTTGTAACTTCCCATTCTGGTCTCATTTGTACGCAATGACCGCAACCCGGGTGAAAAATAAGTAATACACCTGTGAGTCTCTTCACTTTATTTGCACAAGCATCGTAGGTACCTGGTCCAAAAACCTGTGCTTTTACCATATTTATAATATAAGACTATATTAAAAATGAAAATAGTATTTTTCTTCATTCTCATTTTATTCGTTTGGGGGATTTATTTTCTAGTACAAAGACCTGTAGAACCATTTGTAAGTGGTAAATGTCCTACTACACTTATCAAAGATGGTAATCAATATTATATTTACGACCCTTCCATGGCTAAAGTACCCGGTGTAAATCCAATACCATTTAAAAACTTGGACGAATACAAGGAATACATTGACTGGCAGCGTCGCAATGAATTACAATGTCCTATCTTACATTTAGAAAAGGTATACAACGCACAAGGAACGCAAATGTATGAAATTAGACAAAATTTTTTAGACCAAGAAGAGTGTGTTCTT